GATGACCTAAAAGAAAAAACCTTTTACGGAAAACGTATGCACGAAAAAACTAAAACTCTACTTGAAAACTGGAATTAATTACCGAACGCGACACCAGCCATACCATTCTTGATACGAAGAATGTTATAGTTGACTGCATATACACGGTGGAGGCTGTTACCACCGGTGGGGCTGTTGAGCACGAGCTTCGCGTTATCGATGCGAGAAAAGTTAAGTGAGCCCGTGGGCTGCATCTTGCTCATGGTGAGGCAGAAAGGCCACGAGTACGTGGGAAGATCATCGAGAATAGTATCAGGAAGATCGGTCGCGTGCATTTCAGGTACAACCGTGTGATGATACACGTAGGACATGTTCTCAAAAAGGGCAACGCCGTTGATGTAAAGGGAAGCCGTATCGAAACCAAATTCATCATAGTAATCCAAACCAGTGGCTTTACCAGACACGAGGTGAAGAGACTTGACGGGGTGGTTGAAGTAGCTGAGATCAATATCCGTGTCGGTGTTGGACGCGAGCTGATGTTGGGTCTGGGTGATGAGAAGTTCGTGCTCGGTATCGGTGAAATACTTGCGCTCATCTGTGTCGAGGTAAATGTAGTTACCATAGACCTTGGGGGTGCTTCCGGGGGTGAAACCATCGCGGCACTTTATACGGATTTCGACATCGTGGTACTGAAGAGCCACTAAAGGAAGACACTTGGTCCAATCTTCGCCGAAGAAGAAAGGAATGATGTAGTGATTACCATCGTGATTACTCTTACGAACGTTAGTAGTGACCGCGCAAGAAGCCTTCGCGGTGTTGTCACGCAGAAGGGGATTGTGAACACCCTGAATGAAGAGGGAGTCGAGCTGGGAAACCTTCTGTCCACCAATCCAAAGCGAGAACTCAGTTGGACTGGCAGCATTGGTAGAGAAAAACCCATCCGAGTTTGTTCCAACCTCAGCGATACCCGTCGCCTCAATCCAGATGTAGCTCATGAGATCACCCTTGGAGCGAATGGGGATGGTCACTTCGTTGTTGGCGCCAAAGGTGCCAATGTAATCCATGCGCTCTGGTTTCATTGAAAAGTTAGTGTACCGTTTATAGTTCTGACGGAAGAAGCTGACCTGGGGAGAGCCAGTGATATAGACATCCTGGGCGCCCACGGACACGAGGTCAATTAAAGCAGCAGACATTTATTAATAAATGATATTAAAATTTTAGCTCATTATAGACATATGGTGGTCTTTCAGGCTTTGACTTGGGAGGCACGGGATGTCGAAGGTGAACATCAAATCAGTATTTTTGGTAAGACGGAAGAGGGAAAATCCGTTTGTGTAACGACAACGTTTGATCCCTATTTCTTCGTGAAGCTTCCAAAAGGAGCTAAACAGAGTGACGTCAAGTGTCTCTTCAATGATCTGAACTCAATGAAAAGGGATCATGTGACGAGTTATAGTTTGACGAAGCAAAAAGATGTTTGGGGTTTTCAAAACAATGAAGAATTTTATTTTATGCATCTAAACTTCAAAACCCTCGAGGCTCGCCGAAAGATAAACTCAATCTTCATGTACAACGAAAATTTCAAAAAGTATCATGTCTATGAATCAAACATAGATCCCGTCCTGAGACTCATGCACAGAACAGGTATTCAGTCTACCGGTTGGCTCGATACTGGACCTAATTGTATACGCTCTCATCTTGCCAAGACTGATATAGACTTGTGGTGTAATGACTGGCAGACACTTAAGCCTGTAGCCCGTGATGACATTGCTCCATTCGTTGTGGCGTCTTTTGATATCGAGTGTAATAGTTCTACTGGAAAGTTTCCTGATGCCGATGTACCAGATGATGCATGTTTTCAAATCGCCATTTCATTATGTAAGTTTGGCAGTGAAGAACCATACGAAAAGGTGTGTTTGTGCTATAAAAAAACAGAAGGTCCTGACGTGGTGAGCTTCGACACAGAAAAGGAGATGCTTCTAGCGTTTCAAAAGTACATAAATGATAAGGATGTGGATATTCTGACTGGATGGAATATTTTTGGTTTTGATCTTGAGTATCTCTACAAGAGAGCTGCTATGGCTGGTTGTGGTCTTGATTTCTACAAACTCGGAAAACTCCATGAGAGTGAGTGTCACTTAATCACTAAGAAGTTGAGCTCAAACGCTTTGGGTGACAACTTCCTAAAGCTTCTTCCGATGAGTGGTCGATTTATTTTCGATATGTTTCACGAAGTTAAAAAAGGTTATAAACTGGATTCATACAAGCTCAACGAAGTCTCGAAGTTGTATCTCGGTGATCAAAAAATAGATATGGCTCCCAAAGAAATGTTCGCACGATACCTCGAAGGTGATCCTGTGAAGTTGGGTCAGGTTGCCGAGTATTGTATTAAGGATACTTTGTTGCCACATCGTCTCATTAAGAAGTTGTGTACACTCCTGAATCTACTCGAGATGGCTAAAGCTACGTGGGTTCCCATCGCTTTCCTCGTGGAGCGTGGACAGCAAATCAAGGTGTTTTCTCAGCTGTCGAAAAAGGCTCGCGAACTCGGGTACATGGTCCCGACGATTAAGTATGGAGCTATTCCTGAAGAACCCTATGAAGGTGCTACGGTTCTCGAGGCACAAAAAGGTGCCTATTATACTCCTATTACCGCCCTAGATTTCGAAGCTCTGTATCCCAGTATCATGATGGCACATAATCTTTGTTATTCCACGTACGTGATGAATGAGAAGGACTATGGGAATGTTCCCGGTGTAGAGTACGAGACGTTCAAAGTAGGTGAAAAGACATACAAGTTCGCCCAAGGTGTGCCAAGTCTTCTTCCTGCAATCCTCCTCGAGCTAAAACAATTTCGTAAGAAGGCGAAGAAAGATATGGCCGCAGCTACTGGCGCAATGAAGGAGGTCTATAATGGTAAACAATTGGCGTATAAAATAAGTATGAATTCTGTGTATGGTTTTACGGGTGCGGGTAAGGGCATTCTTCCGTGTGTACCTATCGCCTCTACGACAACGTGTAGGGGACGTGGTATGATTGAAGAGACGAAGAACTATGTCGAGGCTAACTTTCCGGGTGCCAAGGTGAGGTACGGCGATACTGATTCAGTCATGGTTGAATTTGATGTGGGTGACCGCAAAGGGAAGGAGGCTATTGAGTATAGTTGGAAACTTGGCGAACGCGCCGCCGTTGAGTGTTCGGCCCTTTTCAAAAAACCTAACAACCTTGAGTTAGAGAAGGTCTATTGTCCATATTTTCTTTACTCTAAAAAAAGGTATGCTGCCAAACTCTGGACGAAGGGTACAGATGGGAACATGAACATGGACTATATTGACGTAAAGGGACTTCAGCTCGTTCGCCGTGATAATACACCTCATGTGAGGGAAGTGTGTAAGGAGCTTCTCGATGTAGTGCTCGATGCTCCGGATACGGGTCCGCCCAGAGAGCTGGCTAGAGAGCGTGCGTCTCAACTCCTCGCCGGTGAAGTGCCGAATGAAAAGCTCATCTTGAGCCAGTCTCTTGCGGATAGTTACAAAGTCGGTGGAAAGTCTGTGACCATAACGAGCCCTGAGAGTGTTCATATCAATCAAGCGCATGTGCAAGTTGTAAGTAAAATGCGTCAGCGTAAGCCTGGTTCGGAGCCGCAATCTGGAGATCGCGTGCCCTATCTACTCACAAAGACGGATAATCCCAAGGCGAAAGCTTTTGAAAAGTCGGAGGACCCCAAGTATGTTGAGGAAAACAATATACCCATCGATTATCATTACTACTTTGAAAATAAGTTCCTAAACCCTGTATGTGACTTACTCGACCCACTTTATGAAAACACTAAACAAGAAATCTTCGGTGACATCATCGCTGAACACAAACCGCAAAAGAAAAAATTGGGTCCAGCCCTTAGCACGATGAAGAGGGAACAACTCATCGAAGAGTGCCAAAAGAACAATCTCGATGATACTGGTAAAGTTGCGGAGTTGAGGGAACGCCTTAAGCTTCACAGACAAAGACAAAATTCTGTTGAAGACTTATTTAAAAATTACGAGCAAAGTATGAATAAGGCGTGAGTATGAGGAAATTTCTAAAAGTTCTCACCGATAAGATTAATGAGTATGAGGAGATTGAACAAACTCTAGAAAATTATATCAATGAAAGGGTTGAGGAAAGAATGGGACCACGATTAAAAGAGATTACCATTAAAATAGTTGAAGAGATTCATAAGAAGCATCAAATTCCTCTTAAATTTATTGTAAGGGACTTACCAGAATTAGAGATATGTAGAGGTGTTATAACGAAAAGAAATGGTGAGCAAAAATGTTGTCATTTTAAACCCAATCGTGGAAGTAATTTTTGTAGACACCACATAAACGGCGGCGAAATACTAGAACAGCGTGAGTTGCCTAATACTAGTCAACACACCCATGGTGACGATATAATGTATGTAGAAGGATGTCCGGGATGTATGGAATTGGATAATGTAGAAGAAGAGCTTAGAGGTTTGATTCCATGAATACTCAATGAGTAAATCGACCATTCTACTAACATCAATAAATCAATTCTACCAAGAAGAAAAGAATAGGACTAAACTACTAAACATTCTCGACAAGTCAAGTGGCATCTCTTTAAGAAACCTTGAATGGTTTATCACTAATTATGCAAAGAAGAATAACACAACGTACACCACCAGTGATGGAAAATTATTCACTGTTCACTGCGCCTACAAATCCAGTCTAGATGGGTACTCAAAAAAACTTTTTGACCCTTTCTGTAGGTCTGAAAAATTTGCATACAACGTCCCCGGAACATCTCATGAAATCCAAACAACTTTGGCGCAACTGAACTTCATCAAATGGTGTATAAAAAATAATATCATAGACTACATCTCTAACAACAAGAATTCACTCTTCAATAAGCAAGTGACATAAATCCTTTTTCGAATACAAAACTTTGATACCCGGTATAGTACATGTTCAGTGAATATGTTTTCGTAGTTACGTCTACGAGTGAACTTGCGGACGTGTCTAATTTCACTTCTATAGATGTCTTATCAGATACGATGTTCGTAAAATCCAAGTTCCCCGATGGCTCCACATTAATCGGATTCATCGAGAAGCTATATGTATAAATATTTCTAAAAGGTCTCGCCAACCTATGTCTAAAAGGAATGAGATACTTGTAATAATTGTGGTTCGTGTTTGTCACATTTGGCAATTTGTTTCCGTTAATGTAGAAACTCGCCTCATCCATGATGGGATAAAAGAATGTCTGTGTCTCATCGAAATTCACGTTGGATGAAAAATTGAAACGATTTTGGTAATACTTTTCCTCTTGTAACGACTTCCCACCTGATGCATCATCTTCATCCTCAAATTCTGTATTTCGTAGGAACCAATGTATACATTTCACCGGAATATTTGGAACGAGGTTATTTTTGATGAGGTCTCTATTGAGTTCACTCACAGCTGTTGGATGTTTACGAACCAAGTCTGTAACGAATAATTGTCTCTCCGTTGCTAAGAACTTTCTCTCGTCAGCACTCAATGTAATCTCCTCGGTGATGAGTCTTATTTCTGGAAGGCTGAGACCATCCCCGGTATCCGTGAAGAATGATTGTTTGTGAAACTCCAATTCAAATTCAATTTTTTGACGATGTACAGCACATACGGGAAAATAGGGACGATTTGGTTGATTCGATGAATATTCATCACTGGCATACTTTCGTGAGAAGAAGAAGTGTAGAGGTATCATGAGGTCTGAAGAATATTGAGCGACACTTTGAAATGCCGGTAATGTCGAATCATCAAAACCTAAACTTCTGTTTACAAGAAATCTGTTGGCTACTTTTTCTGAAATTTCCAAGTACATCTCATCGTAGAGAATACCCCAATCGTCATGAATTTTCTCCACTTCCAACTCATCTACAAACATCGTAACACTTTTGAGGATGTGTCTGCCCAATTGGTCCGCATAGTTGGTTCCTCCACCAAAATCACTAAGTCCGGGCATAGTCACACTCAACCACATGTTACTCAAGAGGTCTCCCATGTTTTGGGGATTGAACTGAACCTTGATAGTTTGTCCAAAAGGCCAACCAGTTATAGTTCCCGGGTTAATAATTTTACGACTCCTGTGATACTTTCTAAGCTCAGAGTGTCGTGTCATATCCCTGTCCTTAAAGAACGAATCTTCTGGGTCTTTGGAAAGAAGGTATGTATCCTGCTTTCCAATAGCTTTGAGAGAAATCTTAGCGGCTTCACCCATACTTACCTATTGTCTACATATTTTTAATATCCGTTTCCCACATATTCACGGGACTCGTAGCTTTCATGATCTCGAGTTCCACCTTGGCCTGCTCGGATTCCTTCAGAAGTTCTCGTACACTTTCTTCCGTGTATTGAACAGTCTTAATGTTTAGAAGATAGTCCCAAGATCCGTTGATTTGGGGAAAGAGACTAGAGAGTTGGTCCTCAAGCTCTTGCTTTTTACGACGGAAGACGATGATGTCACCGTTGATGACCATGGTGACAAACTTCGACTTATATTCACACATCTTCGATTTGGTCTCGAGAACCTTGATGAGATACTCTTTTCGTTTTTTGTAATATTCGTATCGGAGTTCGATGAAGTCACCCAAAATTTCTTCGGGCGTCTCATACTTATGAATGCCTCGTGTTGGATGAAACAAGTGCATATTTGACGTACGAATAACCTTTTGCAATTTGAGATCCTTGATGACATCTTTGCCGTTGTACTCTTGAATGAGAAAGTCAACATTCTCGGTCGTGCTGTTGTTCGTATAGCTTCCAATGACTTTCTTTTCGACGAGTGTATCGAGGTGTTCTTTGTAATCTTGTGTCCATCGACCCGGTGGAAGTTCGGTCACCTTGATTGTCTTACCAACACACGTCCAAACACCTTCGGTGACCCACGCATCATCCTGCTCGAAAACCTTTCCCTTGAACCCTCGAAACCATGGTTTCATTCGATTGAAACTCTTTTTGTTGAGAAAATGAAGAATATTCTCTTTGATGTCTTTTGGATTGAAAGGTGGAACATAGCAACTGAAACCCGTCCCGATACCTTCAGTCCCGTTTACGAGAACCATAGGAAGGGTGGGCATATAGAACTCTGGTTCGATGGACCGACCATCGTCGTCGAGGTAGGTGAGCACCGCATCATCCTTGGGGTCAAAGATGTTCCTCGCCTCTGGTGTCAGTCTCGTGAAAATGTACCTCGTCTGAGACGCATCCTTACCACCCATTAGCCTCGTACCAAATTGTCCACAAGGTTCAAGAAGGTTGATGTTGTTACTGCCCGTATAGTCATTCGCCAATTTCACGATGGTCTCAGCGAGGGATACTTCACCATG